TAAACGCATCTCAGGGAGGCTTACAGAGGCCTCTGACGGCTTCTCTGTGTATATCGGGGTGGTGTAATCAGGCATGGGAGGTTCTACCTTCTCATACTCCTTAATTGCATCACCCACCTCATCCTTTACCCTTCGACTAATCACCCAATCTTCTATCCAGACCAACAGTCCAAGTAGGAGGTGATCAAACCAGACAATATCTTGTTTCCAAGCCTTGTACAAGGTCTTGAACTCATTCAACCTAAGCATTACATCACCATCTTGGTCTGATAGTTAGGATCTGTTTCATCCAGGTGTGCTTCAGGACCAAACCCTTCCTTAGCTATCTGTTCCATATCCAATGACTCCTCACTGGTCTTCCCATATTTATCAATCATCTCATCACACCATGTAGACAAGGTTTTAATACCCTCTGTAAATTTTGCACTACCAAATCGTTGTCTAACTTCTTTGGATGTAAAGCAGAAGGAGGAGATGTTCTTGTAGAACACCATGAAGGCATTAGGACCAATCCTTGTCCTACGGTATTGGACAATTAGGGAGGAGGAGTTATGGGGATAGTTATAAATCATATGTTCTACTCATAGGTTAACCTATGTTCAATCAAGATGGTCTAGATGGCCCCGGTCTTGTGGACCATCAGTACCATCAAGATTGTCCCGCTACCGACTGTTGGGGTGGGGTAGTTGGTGCTTACAAGATCATCTGAGAGGGGGAGTTGGGTTGTGGTCTTTGTTCCCTCACTGATGATTAGTAAAGGGGAAGTTTTTTAGTCTTCCCCAGTCCAGGGAGGGAGTCCACCCTTTCTCCCCTCCTGTATACGGGGCGGATCAAACCTAAACCCAGGTGGGGACTGAGTTTCTAGTTAAGCCTCTTGCTTGTCTTTTTTGGTCTAGGGTCATGCCCAAAACAAGGTGATTTGTCTCTGCTTCTGGGTCGGTTAGAAAGGCTTCTAGCATGTCGTCCCACTCTTCCCGTTTGCGTTGGTTAACGACCTCTTGGGCTGAGATTCCCATAGCGTCGGTAAAGTACTTAACGCCTTGGGCAAGGGAGTCCAATCTGTCGTCGTGTTTGATGGCAAACTTCTCTCTACACATGCGGCTCATCTGGTAGAAGAGCATGTACAGGAGTCGTTTTTCAGGAGCTTCGTCTTTATTGGAGGCGTAATCCCACTCCACCACCGACCGATCAACGACCAGGCGGTGTTGGTTCATGATGGGTTCTAGGGCATCGATAATCCGTTCTTCTTTACGGACAGTTGCCCTAACTTCTTCTACGCCAATGTTTTGTTTGGTCTGTTGAAGGTGTTTTTTGAACAGCTCAGCCACGATGCCATCACCAAAGTTGGTCTCAATAACCAGTTTGGAGACGTTGTACTTCTTACAACCCCTCAGGATGTCTAGAAGAGTGTTGTCGGAGTAACCATCCCGGTAGGCCCGTATCTCATGGACGTACAGGAACCCGTTCTTTTGGCTTATGTAGGTGGCTGCTGTTTCGTCTGTGCCTCTACCTGACGGGTCAACGCTGCATATCGTTTCATCGTAGTCAGACCACTCTCCCTGAAGCTGCATCGGGGAGTAGAAATAATCACCCGGTAGGCCAACCGTAGGCAGATCCTTGAGACAATTACGAGGATCAGAGCACCAGACAACAGAATCAGGCGCTTTAGTCGGGTTAACAGAGGTAATGATGAGGTCTTGGAACTTAAGGGGGAACTTTTCTGCATCACTAAGGCTCGTATCAAGCATGAACTGCAGCATGAAGTTGCTGCGACCCATGGATGCTTCCCGTTCAACCAGATCCTCATCACCAAAGCGATCAGGGTCAGTGACTGCCCAAGGATCAGCTCCGTTGTCCAGGTCTTCTTGAAGTTGGGGAGCGATTAGCCCTTCATATTGGGAAATCTTCCTTGGGTACCGTGCTGGCCACACAAAGGGGCGGTAGTTGCGTTCTGCCAGCTTGCGATAGACAGTAAATGTGGTCTGAGGGGTTCCCAAATACATGATTCGGGAGTCTTCCTTTGGGGTAAGGATGGATTCAGCCTCTGTACAGAGTTGAAGGAGCTTTTCCCTCATCATTTCTGTCATTGAGTTACCAGGAACCTCAATGTCATCAAGAATCATCAGGTCAGCGCGGCTACCCGTTAGCTGACCCGTGATACCAACCGATTTAACAGAGGGAGCCTGGTGAGGGGAGCAGTTCACATCAAAAGAGATACGGGACCAGCGGGCATCGTCACTCTTAGGACGCAAGTGAACCAGCCAGGGGGTCTCAATGATCAGCTTTTGAAGGAAGATGCTCATGTTGTCTGCCCGTTCTTTAGAGGCAGAGATGATCATGATTTTCTTTTCGGGATTATTAAAGAGCGTCCACAGAACGAACGCTCCTGTAATCCACGATTTACCAACCCCACGAAACGCTTGAATCTGTAGTCGTTTTGGACCGTGCTGGAGGTAGTCTGCAATGGCGTACTGAGCACGGGTAGGAGAAGGTAGGTCTAGTTGACTCCAAAGGGCTTGTAGAAATATTTTGAAGTCTTGCTGTAGGGCTATTAGCACGGAGTCCCCTCTAGGAGCCTCTGTACGGCGTTTTGATACCATTTATGATAGAATGTACCTGAGTGGATAAATAAGGGCCTTGTAGGGCCTTGTAGGGGCCAATCAGCGACCTTTTGTTCCTCTGCGGCCACCCATGCCACCACCAGCGGGTCGATAAGTGGATTTTTTAGTCAGTTGAGCAACACCTGTAGGAGTGTTTGCCATGACAGGTTTTGCAGTTGGGAATAGTTCGTCAATTTGAGTTGCTGGCTTTGGACCTGTTTTGATTGCTCCTGCAGTAGCGTTAAGGACAACTGATGGAGCTATAAGAGCTGGCATACCAATTGAAGCTAGACCTAAGGTGCCACCAGCAGCTTCAAGAGCGCCTGATAGCTTATCGTTGGTAGATTTTCCATTGATAGCTTCTTGTGTGCCTGCCACTGCTGAATAACCGTCAAACAAAGCTCCAATTACGGGAGCAGCTGCTATAACACCAGCAACCGCCTTTCCTCCGGCACCTCCAATAATTGTTTTCAACGTTGTAGGAGCCTTAACATGCTCAAAATGAAGACCGCCATTGAGTACTTTTAATTGCGGTCTTCCAACATTAAACACATCGGCAACTTGCTTCTGTGTAGCAATTGGTATTGGTTCTGATGGAAGAGCAGGTTTTTTAGCAAAAGGACTGTTGCCTATATTGGCTGCTTCTGCAGGGTTTTTTTGCATCCATGCTTTTAGTTTGGCTGGTGTATCTAATTCTGGATATTTCTGTTGCACCAAGCCAATGCGATGCGCTAACTGCTGCTGTACTACTGCAACTGATTGATCAGCAAAGTTTGAAATTGCGTTGTACAACTCATCTCTATCCAGTGACTTCCAATCAGGCCTTTCGATATTGCGTAAAAGGTCGTGTATGTGTCCGTGATCAATGCCAAATTGGCGCAATTGCAAATTAAAGTCATATGCAGGCGCTAGGTTGTTCCTGTGATCGCCTAAATAGTGCCCCTTTTCTTTTCTTAAGCGTCCAATGACTTTAGTAATGTACTCTCGATCACGCCCCTCTAAAGCTTTGGCAAAATCATCTAATCCTAGTATGTGGTGATGATCCGCTTTCCATGTTTTAATAATATAGTTTTTAACGGCTTTGTAGTCTTTTGGATTGAAATTGGTTTGTGGGTCGCCAAGAACCATGGCTTTTTGAGCCCTAGGATTTAGAAGGTCTTCATGGGCTCTCCAGCCAGAACGTTCATAACTTTGTCCGTCAGCTTTTAATCGAGCTGGCTTGAGTTTTTCGACAAGATTTGGGCTTATTGTTGATAAACCTGAATGTTGAAGACCATTTTTATCAAAGACATGGTTGTAAGGAACTCGTCTTGATTTAGCCATTAAAAAAGCCGCCCCTGTGCGGAGCGGCGGTATGTTTATTCGTTAGTGGACAGGTTGGCTACACGCCTTTCAGGCTCACGCCGTTGATCCGATTGATAATTTGATCAATTTGGGACTGAGGAACCTTCCCCATTTCTCCCCTTTGAATTGCCCTGAGCAGGAGCTTGTCCTCTGCTTTATCCCTTGCTGTGTATTGGGCAATCTTGAGCGAGCTATTATTTGATACTTTTGGAAGTGCTGGAGTTTTCATCTAAGGATCAGCTTCCCTTGGAGTACTGACTCTTAAGCTTTCGCTCTTCCATAAGCTTTTTGACTGCCTTGATTCCAGACAGAGAATCTTTGGCATCAAGGAATGCCCTTCGACGCTCCATGTCAGGAGCACCCTCTTTGGGACCAGAAGTCGTGTCGCCTTTGTATTCCATTTTGCCAATGCTGAGCTTGGCGTTTTGAGATGGACCACTGCCAAAGCTGGCTCCACTCAGAGAGCCCATTTCAGTCAAGGGCTTACGTGTGTCGGAACTCTTGGCTTCGGGTTTTTTGGGTTGAGGTCTAGCAGGAGCTGGGCTTTTAACAGTCAGGGTCCTTTGTTGTGGAGCAGAGGAGGTTCCGCCATAAGACTTTCCAGCAGTCGGTGCCGGAAGTCGTGGAGCAGGAGGAGCTTTTTTGCTGGGAAATTCCGAGTCTTTACTGTTGATCGTGCTCGCGTACTTCGCGTCAAACTCACGATCAGTCAACTGAGGCTTGCTGGGTTTGGCTTTAGGTTTGGGTTTGGGCTTGGGTTTTGGCTTTGAGCTGGCCTCTGCCTGTGCAACAGTCAAGGGACGACCCCTTTCATCAGTCTTGTCTGAATAGACGAGGTTCTTTCCTGCATAGGAGAGTTCATTAGCAACCCTCTTGGCTACCTCACCAAGACGGCCTTCCCCAACATTTACTTCTTTGCCAGTCTTTGTATTGATCGTTACCCAACGACCATTACGTTTTACTTGTTTGTATTGTGCCATATTTACTGAATATGCGAAAGGATTAGATTTTCTCTAGTGGTCACTCCAAATCGATCTCTCATCCATTGGAGCCAGTTGTTTGTTCCTTTGTCGTGATTACATCTTTTACAGGCTGGTACAAGATTTCTTGTTGTTGTTTCCCCGCCATAAAAACGAGGACGCACATGGTCAAGAGTAAGGTCGTGTAAGTCATAAGTTTCTCCGCAATAGACACATTGACAATTAAAATGTTCCTTAATGGCACGTCTCCAAAGACGCTTTGCCTCTGGACTTGTCATGGTTATTAGGTTATAGATGTAATGTTCAGGACTAGGGAACAGCGGTGTCATGCCAGACGTTTGTTATTTCCATGCCCATTGCGGGCTCTGTTTTTACGTGCTGTTTCGATTTTGAGTGAGCCGTTGCGTTGGTGAGAAAGATCTCCTCCACCTTTTCCATAGATGCCACGCTTGCGACGCTCTTTATTCAGTTCTGAGCGATATTTAATTTTGTCGGGCTGCTGGTTGTATTTCCGCATGTAACTGCGGTGCTTTGCAGCTGCCTCTGGGTTCTCTTTGTAGTATTTACTTGTACGCCCTGCCATAAAGCCTCTTCTGTACAAGTTCTGGGTCAACCTTTGGCATCACAGTGGCTAGTTTGTCCAGAGGATTGCCTTCATAGGCGACGCCTGAGATGTCATTTTTTGCCAACCAGTCACAAGCTGCTTTGAGGTCAGCCGTTGTTGCTTCGCCCGACTTGATGCGTGTCAAGAACTCTTTAGTTACCAGATTATGCAGCTCGTTAAATTGATCCTCTGTGGCCTTTTTGTTAGCCATTTCTTAGTACAATTTGATCTAGTTTATTTTCGATGCGGATCATGTGATCCTCCATCTTTTGTAGTGCCGTTGCTAGTTCTTCTCGTGGCACGTACTTTTCAGCAATACGCAGTTCGATCCGATCAATACGTTGATCAATCTCCATCATCTTGGTGTTAGTACGTGTGTGAAGAGCTACGATGGCTGTAAGGGCAGCTATGGCTGCGGATACAGCGGCTTCAATCATTGGGATAAAGGTCGGAAGGTCATGTACCAACCAGTGCCTTTGCCATCTACCTCCCACCGTTTAAGCCAGTTAGCCCAGGTGTACTTAACTTCCTTTCCGCCCCTGCCAATGGTCACATAACCACCGTTGGCGTTGTCCATTTCTCCGTATGGGTCGTGGAAGATGCCATGGGTGTCAGTTGCTCCAATAAGAAGCATCCAGTGACCACCGCCTCTAGGCTTTGAAGAAGGTCCATGATGCAGGATTCCAGTTGCTACTGGGTACTCCTGTTCAAGTTCAGATAGAAGAGTCTGGTGTGTACCTGTTTGGTAAAAGGTGGCTTTGATTTTGTAATCCTTGCAGGCTCGTATTTGAGCCGTTGACTGGGTTGTGTCTCCGTATTTAAGAACAACCTTTAGGTAATCATCATCTGCATTACTACCCTTAAGGGCATCAGGCAGGAGATACTTGATGGCCATAGCACATGTTGAGCTAAAGCACATCCGATCTCCATGCCTGGTTGCACTATCGGTTTGAGGGTAATACTGCTTCACCGGAAGCAGCACCATGATGATCAACCCCCAAGAGTATCTTTGATCTTTTGGATCTGATCGTCTTCTTTACGGAGGGGCTTCAGGGCGTTAATACCACTGAGGATGACCTGAACAATGCTGTTCTCCTTGAGTTTGCTGTTGCCAACAACCTCAGAACCCAGAAACAGGCCAAGGAAAAGAAGGGTCTCGTAGGAGACTTTAAGTCCGAGAAAAGTAAGCATGATAGTAAAAGGGGTGTAATTTACCAGGGGACACCTGAACCAGTCGTAGGCGTCCGTTGTTCGTCGATTTGAGCTTGAAGAGCTGCTTGGATTTCTAGTACCTTTTCATCACCAAACTTGTTGGCAACCCAAGAAGCAACGGTAAACTCATCAAGATCTCCATAAGGAATCATGGTGTCAGGATCAGGCGCTTCAAGACCAATGCTGCCGTATGCGCCGCTGTTGTAAGTACCGTCACTAGCGGTAATGGTGTAGTGAACTGTGGTAACCACGCCATCAGCAAGGTTACGTTCCAGGTTTGCTACTTTCCAAGCGTAAGTGGTGTCAGACATGAGTAATAATTGTTGAAAAAGTGTAGTCAGTTAAAGGTGGACTGCAACACCTTTTAGCTAGTTGGGATTAGAGGTTTGGAGTTGAGCCTTTAGCGCATCAACCTCAGCCGACAACTCCTTAACGGCGTTGACTAGTACAGGAACAAGCGCGACATACTCCATTGCCAGCATGGTCGGAGCGCCTTCTGGTTCGCCTTCAATGTGATCGCCGGTGTCATATACGCTTTCGGGAACCAGTGGCTGCACTTGCTGGGCGATGAAGCCGATTTTTTCTGCTTCTGGCTCGGACTTTAATGAATAACGAACGGTTTCAATCTGTTTAAGCGTGTCAAGGCCGTATTCAACGGGACCAATAATGTTTTTGATGCGCTCATCAGATGTTTGTTGTCCAACAACCGTGCCGCTGGTAGTACCGATATTAGAAGCGGTTACTGAAATGCGGAGGACACTAGAGTTATCAACCCATACGTAAGTATTTGTACCATCTTCACGGTCAAAATCTATGTAACTACTAGGATTAGTGATTCCAGCGTGCTTATAAATCCCTATAAATCCACGTCGGGCGCCCCCAACACAACTAAATCCTGATATCTCCCCATTTGCAAGACTATCTGAATCGACTTCAACAACACATCGCCCACTAGCTTTGTAAACATCTAGTTTCTCTGTTGGATAACGCCCTATACCTACGTTGCCATTCCGGTCAATCGTCACTTGTTCATTCGGCGTGCTCGATCCGTCGGGGGTTGTGCTGAAAATCAACCTGCCCGGCGTATCGTCAGAACCGGGGGGTGCGTCTATTTCTGCCTTGATGGACGCAACTTGAGAATTAAGATCTGTGCCATCTGCTGCGGCAAAGATGATCGCTCCTACATTGTCATCATCATTTACTGCGTTGTAGCTGCCAACAGTTGTCCCACGAGATTTGCCCAAAACAAGAAGGGGACCTAGTGCATCGTCCCCGTAATAAGCGCCACCAAACACACCTCTACTTGTAGAGTGAGCTTGGATCAGGCATTGGGCGGGTCCTAGCGTAGTGCTTGTATCCGTGCCCGCCAAGAGCCTACCGGAGCTGTCGAGGCGGGCTTTTTCTTGTGCCTGCGTAAAGAACAGCATTGCATCATCGCTGTGCAAATATCGAATTCGACCTGCCGCAGCGCCGGAATCCCTAAAGAAAATATCTCCCTGTCCACTTGTTGAATCAGAAAAAATCGATAAAGCGGGATCGGTGCCATATACGACAAGCCTATCTGGAGTGCTAGTAGTGCCAATCCCTACGTTGCCTGAGCTGTCGATGCGGAGGCGTTCAGATCCTGCCGTATCAACTCGCAAATAATCTGAAGCGTGGTTGTAGTAAATAAGTCCAGCTTGCTCGTCTCCAGAATCGCCAAATGCGATGCGTGCGTCGGTAGCACTGCCAAAAGTTAAACCTACTTGTGTGGCATTTTCAATAAATACTTCATCTGCAGCAGGGTTGGGGGTAACGCTGGAGCTAGAAGTAGAAACGTGAAGCCTTGCATCAACCGAAGTAGTTCCAATCCCTACGTCGCCTGCCGGTGTTATGCGAAGTCTCTCCTGGACTACGTTGCTAAATGCTGTCCTAGTGCTAAACGTTAAATGATTATTTCTTGTTACACCGCCACCAGTAACAACCACCGATTGCATTATCCAGGAAGCAGTGTTTCCGCTATCTCCGTGTCCATTTCCCAGTTCTATGCTCGATCCGGCGCCCGTTGAGGCATAGCCCCCTGCCAAAAGACTGAGAGAGGATCCGCCAATGGCCGTTCTATTAGCGATTGACCCCGCACCAACGGAAAGCAGTGTTCCAGGGCTAGTAGTCCCAATCCCTACGTTGCCTGAGGAGTCAATGTGCAGGCGGTTGGAGCCATTAGTTGAGACGGCTACTTGGTCTGCGCCTGGGGAGTAGATGCCGGTGTTTGGATCACCCGTCCAGCTATAGGCAGGTGCTGATGCAGTGCCAAGGCTGACGGCTTCGATCTGGCCGCTGGCATCGATTCGCAGCCGCTCATTTGTGTTTGTTGCAAATGAAAGCTGGTTGACTGCACTCAGATAGGTGCCGTTTGTTGGCACCGTGCTACTGGTGGGAATGAAGCTAGCAGCCGTGCTGGTGCCGGTGGTCGTTGTATTTTGGTTGCCAAAGTCAGGGCTGATTTTGGTTCCAGCGATGGCAGCTGATGCGCTGACATCCCCATCGACGATGGTTCCATCAGCAATCATCGTGCTGGTGACGGTACCAGTGTCAATAAGAGTTACAGCCGTACCGTAGATCTTTGATGGATCTATACCTGCACTTGAGTTAATGTCATCATTGCTAATTGCCCCGGCAACTAATTCCCAGGTTGTGCCTGCATTGCTTACTTCAATATCCCCATAAGTTGCATCGGCTACAGTCCCACTTGCGATCTGTGAAGCAACCCATCCTTTTGTAGCCGCATCTGAATTAGTGACTGGATCAGCAACGTCCGAAATAAGGTTGCTGCCCATGTTCAATACACCACTCATGGTGTCACCTGTGGCGTTTACAAACCGTGTGTTTGCTGCGCTGGTAGTGAAGAAGCTAGTGTCATTAGGGGTCGATGCAGCTTGTTCTGCATCAGTAACAATAGTTGCATCAGTAAGTTTTTCAGCAGAAATTGATGCATCAAGAATCTTGCTTGCAGTAACAGCACTATCTGCAATTTTAGCAGTAGTTACGTTTGCATCAGCAATTTTGGCTGTGGTGACATTGCTATCTGCAATCTTTGCTGTTGTGATGCCGGAATCAGCGATCTTTTCCGTTGTAATGTTGGAGTTAGCAACTTTACTTGAAGTAACATTTCCATCCGCGATCTTCGCTGTAGTGACGCCAGAATCTGCAATCTTATCTGTTGTAATGCCTGAGTCAGCTACTTTAATTGTAGTAACATTACCGTCAGCGATCTTTGCGGTTGTTACATTACCATCCGCAATTTTCGCGGTTGTGACGTTGCTGTCAGCGATCTTTACGGTTGTAACATTGGCATCCGCAATCTTTGCTGTAGTAACGTTGCTGTCAGCGATTTTGGCGGTAGTAACAGCACTGTTGTTGATCTTGTCGGTTGTAACACCAGAGTTGGCGATCTTTGCGGTTGTAATATTAGCGTCAGCAATCTTCACAGTGGTCACGTTTGAGTCTGCAATCTTTGCAGTAGTGACGCCACTATTCGTAATCCCAACTGTAATTTGGCCACTGGCAGGGCTGTTATCAGTAATGGTTAAACCATCACCAGCAACAACATCTGTGGTCAGTGCGCTATCAACCTTTGAATCAATACGGTTATCAATCGCTTCCGTTGTTGCAACTACATCATCATCACTATCCCATGCATCAGTGGAATAGACAGTAGCAGTTTCTTTGCTCCACTTGTCAAGAACAAGGTTATCTGTTTCTTGGTTTTTGTAGTTTGTTTGGTTAAAGTTTAGGTTGAGGTCCTCTGCTTTGAGCTGTGAGCCAGCAAAGAATGTAGCCCTCAACGATTCAACATCTGTCTCTCTGTAGATCTTAATGTTGTCCGTACCTGCAGGTGGTGCCGTCAAAAATGTAAGGATTTCACCATCGATCTCATAACCCTCAGTGGGGTCGTCCTGGTCTTGTAAAACACCACCAATGGTTACCTTTACATCTTCTGCAGCGACATAAGGGAAGAGCAACGTATACTGAGTTTGCGAACCAGTACCGTTCTCAAGTTGTTGAGTAATAGCCATTTATAAACTTAATAATAGGTTATTTGTTTTGCCACTGCAGCAATGACAAGCCACGCTGCTGCATCTTCTCATCAGCTTGTTGTTCATACTGACGAGCCATGACATCTCCATAGTTACTGAGACGCACTTCAGCTAGACGCTTGGCTTGATCAACAGCTGCATTGAGCTGTCGGTAAAGGTTCTGCCAGTCTTCGGGATTAACCCTGGCACCAGCAGCACGTTGTTGTTTGATTGAATCTTTCCAGGCTTTTGCATCAGTACTGTTCATGATGCGGTTAATCTCTTGTTTGAGGTAGCCTTGTTGACCAATCAGGTTATAGAGTTCAGAACGTTCTTTTGGTGTGTACCGCACTCCCTTGCTGTTCTTCATGAAGCTTGGGCGAGAGTCGTACTCAATGTCCACCAGGAATTGACGTTCAGGCGAAATGGCGTCTGATACCTTCATTGGACTTACTGCATTAAATGCACGTACAAAGAAGTTTTCTGCATAGCCAATCTTCTTGCCATCAATCCAGTCATATGAGTTGGGCAATGCTGATTTTGGATCAACTGCATCAGTCCACTTGTTGCGGTTGCGAAGAAGTTGTGTCAACTCCATGTCAACCTCACGTAGTTGTGGAGCGATGATTCTGCCAAGCTCATTCCTTGCGCCTGATAGAGGGACAAGAGAACTGCCAAAGCTTGCAGCCCAACGGCTGAATGCAGCAGGGTTACCAGACAGAACATCATTGAGAGGTTCGATACCTGCAAGCATTGATTTATTGGTCAGGTTTGCAGAAAGTACTGCACCCAACTTGTTCAGTACTGTTTCCAGGTCATTTTCAGTAATGGAGTCAAAGTTGTCCATCGCATCAGCAGTTAGAGCCAACCAGTCGGCAATGGGACCAATGCCTTCATAGCTATACCATTTACCATCCAGACCCTCAATAGTGCGGGGCTTCCAGCCAAGCTCTTGGCGTACCTTTTGACGCTCTTTGTCGTAGTGTCCGTTACCACGTAGGCTATCGTTCAAGAACAGCCCAGCCGCT